ACTGTCGGTGATCAGGTCTTCGGCGTTGGGCCACGTTTCATAGGCCTGTTCCTTGTCCATCCACAGGACAAGCCCCTTGTAGCGCGCGTCGCTGAAGTCCAGCCGGCGCGAGTGCGGGTCCCAGAACAAACGGTCGAACGGCACCTGTGTGATGGTGATGTTCGCGCCGCCCTGGCCGTCATCCTCCAGGCCCAGCTCGCCGCCGCCCACGCCCTCGACCATGAGGTTCTCGTAAACGTCAGACCGGATCAGCGGGAAATTGTTATCGTCGGCAATGTAACGAAGTCCCTGCGTCGCCGCGTCGGCCTTGTCCTCATCGGCCGGGTTGCGCGCGAACGCCTTCGGGTCGGTGCGCGATTTGCGCTCCAGGCCGCACATCAACTCAATTTTGCGGCTGCAGTAGTTGATCGTCACGTCCGGCTGGCCGCGCGCCTTCAGCACGTCCAACTCGGCCCGTGTCCACTGGTTGCCGCACACGTAGTCCCGGTCCCGTTGCGACAGCCGCCTTCCGTCAGCGGTTGTCGTCTCGCCGTCCTCAAACCATCGCACGAGCCGCGCGTGGAGGTCGTCGAGATTGCGCGGGTAGCGGTCGGACGCGATGCCTGGGCCACCCTTCGGCCGGGATGCCTCGGCGGCCGCCGGGTCTGTCGGCGGATCGGGGTAGAGGGCCTGGGACATCAGGTAGGCGCGGCCGGCCTGATCACTTCGCGGATCGAGCCCTCGCGCGCGGCCGCCATGGCGTCGGCGAGCAGCGATCGTATCCAATCCCGATCGATTTTGTAGCCCATGTCCTCGGCCGCCACCATCGCCGCGTCGGCCCACTTGTCCGGATCGTCGCGCACCGAACGCTGGAACTCCGCGCCGGACATTTCGAGAAAGTTGAGTGTCATTCGTCGGGCTCCTCGAGGTTATAGCCTACAAGCAACGCAATGCCGCCGTCGCACCGCCCGACGCGCACCGGTACACTACCGTCCGCGTCCCTCGGGACATATGCGCCGACGGGCAATTCACGCTTCAATTTTTGTAAGGTGCCCGCAATCACATCATCGTCCATCGCGGATACGACACGAAACGTGAAGTCACCCCGCCTGCAGTAACGCCACCGATACCCCAGGCAGTCGAAGTCACCAGGATCGTCGGGCATGATTGCCGCGAGATATCGCGCGGCATAGCGGGCGATGCGGCTCAACTCGGCCTTTTCCTTCCGTTCCGCCTCTTCCCGTGCCCGTCTGGCCCTCCACTCGGCTTCGGCCCGTTGCTGCCTCAACTGAGCCGCTCGCTCCTCCAACGCGAACACATCGAGCAGCACCTCATCCGCCACTCTCTCAGAAGGCCGCTTCGTTCTCACACCGTCCTCCAGTCCCGGACTTCGCCTTCGTCTCGATTGAACGCCGCGTCCCAGGAGTCACGCGGCCGTTGCCGCTCCGCGTCCCGGATGTAGGGCCTCGACATCATCCCGTAACGAACTGAGTCCGCCGCGTGATCTTCCGACTCCGTATCGACGTCCTCGGCCCGGTTCGGATCGTGCTGCAACGCCGGCAACGTCCGAATCACGTCCCGCGCCGTCGAGAAGAACACCACCATCGGCTTTCCGTCCGCGTCACCGACCAGCCGCGCGCGCACCTGATCCCAGCCGCCCATGGCACCTCGCTGCGGCACCCGCTTGTTGTCGCCGGGCCGGAACACGATGCGCGCCGCGCGTGTCATGCGGCTCGCGATCGAGGGGCCACCGTCCTCGGCGAAGATCGAGGGATCGGCCACGCCGACGAACCCCCCCCCATCCTTCGGTTTGGGGTCGTCACGCTCCCGGTCCCTGATGCCCTCGGCGACTTGTTCGGCGGTCATGTGCAACCCCACGTTGGGCTCGCCCGGCTTCATGCCATACCACTCCCTGTAGCAGACGAGGCAACCGCGCGCGATATCCGGTAGTGTCCCATCCGAAACGGCCCACCAGTGTACCGCGAACGGCCGGGCCGATCCCCAATCGAACGAGCGGAACCGCGCCCAGTGTTCCGGCAGGGCCCGCGGCGCGATGATGTGGCGATCGGCCGAAAATTCGCTAAAAAATGCGCCCGCGATGACATTCCAGTCACCTTCGAGCCACGCCTTGACCAGCTCCGGGGTGCCGACGCCGCGCAGCCGCCGGACGTAGTCGGCGCCCAGGTATTTGTTCTGAGCGACGCGCGACGGCAGATAGATCCGCTCCGAGCCCGTCTCCGGGTCGGTGATGAGGCGCCAGCCGCGGGGCGCCGGATCGATGTAGCGGGCCTTGACCCACTGCCGACCGGCACGCCGGCACCCGATCGCAGTGTCGCCATCAATTTGAGGATCGGCGTCGGGCTCGGGAAATTGCCGCATTCCTCGACGTACACGCGGGTGAAAGACGCCCCCTGGAATCCGTCCGCGTCCGCGTCCTTGTCGAGGTAGGAGAACGTCAGGCGCGCGCCGTTCGGCATGATGCAGCGCATGGGTTGATAAGTGAAACGAGCGCCGAGCTTCCCGTAGATCACGCGCGCGCGCTCGTGTGTTTCGAGCAGCTCGATCCGCGTGCGCCGGACCATCAGGGCGATGGCGTTTTCCTTGTACTGGTCGGCGTGGTTGAGCCAATCGCCGAGCACGCCGTCCGACTTTCCCCCGCCTCGCGCGCCGCCGCCGAACACTTCCTCGACCGGACAGGCGATGAACGCGGCCTGCCACGGCTGCGGCTCCCAGGCGACGTTTACGATGGCTTCATCTCCATCTCATGCGCGGTCATCCTGGGTCTGGGGATCGATGGCAACGCCTTCGGCGCCTTTGATCGCGTCCGCTTGTCCTCGGCAATCGCCACGATGAACCCGGCCAGCAGATCGGGTCGTTTTCTCAACAGATACGAAACGATCTGCACGCCCAGCGCCTGCCGTTCTTTCACCCGGCGGCTCTTCGCCCATTTCTGGCAATGCTTGGAACAATAGCGTCGACCAGGGCGATTACAGAACGAAACGAAACGCTCGTCGCACGCGGCGCATCTGCCGATCACGATGGCTCTCTCTCCGTCTCCGGCACGTAGGCGTCCATCCATTGCCGCACCGACTCGACCGGCGTCGGCATCCGGACGACATAGCTCTGCCCCGGCGGATTGAGCGGCGTGCCGCCCGGCCCGCTGAACTCGTGCTTTTCGCTCCAGCCCATGCGTGCCTGCGTCCACCACTTCGCCGCCGCGACCGCCGCGTTCGGGTGATCGCCGGTCGCGTGCCGGTAGAGGTTGCCCACGACCATCGCGTTGGCCAGGATGCCGCCCGCTTTCAGTTCGCGTTTGTAATGGGTTTTGAGCGAGCTGCGGCTGATGCCGATCGCGGCGGCGATGTCGTCATAGATGATGCCGCCCGCGACCATCATCCGGACCATGCGCCGGTCCCGCTCGTTCGCCTCATGCTTGGGTTTAGGCATGGGTCAGTTTCTTCGAGGACACAGTAAACCGGGCGCCCACTGTGCGGGTGAACTCGTACCGCTCGCCGTCGCTGTTCGTCATGATGGCCCGCAGCTTCTTTTCGCGATCCGTCTCGATGTCACATAGGACCTCGGCCTTGCATGGCGTCATTCCCTCACTCATGCCCCTGAACCATGAATGGAGCGCCTCCTTCGAGCGGTCGTCGTGAATGGACACTGACTGCCAATAGGATTTCTTCATGGTTAGTCCCTTGCCGCCGGCAAGAGTCTCGCACGAATGCTACCGCCGCGTCACGCCTTCGGCGTGTTCCGCGTTCGCCGCCGCGCGCGCGACGACCCGGCCCAGCGACGCCAGCGCCGATTCGAGCGGCCCCGAATCCGAGTCGGCCGCCCGAGTCGGACCCGTGTCGGCCTCGCGCGAAAGCCGTGCCTCAAGCGCCGCGACGCGACGCTCCAGGCGCTCGATGTGCGCGTCCCGGTCTGGTGATTTTCGCCAATGGAACATGACAAGAACATAGTGCTGAAACGCGCGGAAAACAACGGATTACCGTGTGTCAGACTGAGGATTTTTCGTTATGGTCCGTTTCGGATCGGCGCTTCAAAAATTCGAGGTCGATGGTTCGGATTAAACGCTCACGTCTTATGCGTCATCGATCGCGCACTTGAGCGAGCAATAGACCGCCGGGCCTCGGTAGGGCTTGCCGCAGGCATCGCAGGCGCGTTCCGGAAACGAGGCGTCATGGTAGGCGGCGGCGGCGCGTTCGGTGAGCGGGTTCGGATCGTCGAGGAAGCCGCACCGGACACAGAACCGCTCCGCCCTGTCGCGCGGGTGATGTGAGATGCGCTCGCAGATAGGGCACTGAAACGCC